GATACTCTTAAGTTAGATGATGAAGAGATGATTGGCGTGAATATTATCAGCTCACAAAGCTTTAGTAAATTATCGTGCAATGCAGTTAACAAATTTCATCCATCGCATGTTTGCCGCAGCGGCCCGCTACCGTCTGCCGGCATCAAAGGCCCCCTTGTTTTTATTGGTCAGCGCGCCCGTAGGTTACGCGCTGTACCAGCTTTTCCGGAAGAGTCCGTTCGAGCGGGAGTGTAAACGCCTCCTCGAATACCACGACCGCGACGTTGAAGACGGCGCTCTGCCCCGCCCGCGGTCCCATATTGCGCGCGCACTTGATGTGGTGCGCATGGACGTTGGACGCCTACCCGATTCCAAGGCCAACCGGCTCGTCGTGAATCGTGCGCTGCGCGTCTACTTTAAGGAACTGTGCTCCGAGACCGATCTCAGACTCCGCGATGCGGAGAGAATGGTGCTGGAAGCGGAGTTCTTTTTCTTCCTCAAAACCCCCGGAGAGCTCTTTATCGATGAGCTCGCCCGCACGCAATACGCCAGAGAGCGTAAGCGTGTCGGGTCCCGCCCATAGGGGCGCCCTATCACCTGCCCTGGTGTGGACACGTCGGTCACTTATACCGCCGACAGCGTCCAGGACATAACCATCAGTGGCAGTAGTGAAGGGTATAAACCACGTTTTGTGCGCATACTATCCGGCTTTGGGACTGGAGTCGTATATGGTGTGCACAATCCTAGTCTGGTAAATTTGATGCGTGGTGTGGTTGAGCGTGTACTGTACATCTCAACCCCCCAAGGGTTGCAGAGGTGTCCAAAGCCTCGCCCTGGTGCGTTTGACAAGATTTCGCGTTTTGGAACGCGTCTTCTCACAAATCTCTCCCCGACCCCCGTTGTAGCTCGCGCGGATTACTCCGCGCTCTACTCCGGGCGCAAGAGGGACAATTATGAGAAGGCTTACGAATCGTTGGTGAGAACTCCGATTCGCAAGAAAGACTCCTACGTCAGTACGTTTGTGAAGGCTGAAAAAGTCAATTTCACCGCCAAGAGCGACCCTGCACCACGTGTCATACAGCCCCGTAGCCCGCGCTACAATCTTGAGGTCGGACGGTATCTTAAACTGTTTGAGAAAGAGATTGTGCGTGGGTTTCGGCGCATGTTTGGTTATCAAGTCATATTGAAAGGACTGAATGCGGAGGGCGTTGCGCAGTGCCTCCACAACAATTGGCTGAGCTACTCAGATCCGATAGCAGTTGGCTTGGATGCTTCCAGGTTCGACCAGCACGTCTCCACCGACGCGCTGGAGTACGAGCATAGCATCTACAACAGCGTGTTTCGGTCCAAAGAGCTTCGCCAGTTGCTTAGTTGGCAATTACGCAACAAAGGTTTTGGACGTGTAGGAGAGCAATGCCTCAAATACCAAGTCGACGGTTGTCGCATGTCTGGTGACATTAACACAGGCATGGGCAACTGCCTACTTATGTCCTCTATGGTAATGGT